CTTTAGCGGCGTATATGCCGACCTCACGGGGATTCCCGCGACGTTCACCCCAGCGGCGCATAACCAAGCTGCATCGACCATTTCAGACTCGACGGTGGTTGGGCGTTCGGTCCTAACCGCCGTAGACGCTGCGGCAGCACGCACCGCAATAGGGGCAGGAACCTCGAGCTTCGATGGGGTGTATTCAAGCCTGACGAGTATCCCAGCGACATTCGCCCCAATTATCGGCGCTACTGCTTCGACTGCTGTTGCGGGGAACGACGCCCGCCTGACTGATTCTCGGACGCCTACCGTACACGCGACAAGCCACAAGTCAGGCGGTAGTGATGCGATCAAGCTGGACGAACTGGCTGCTCCGACCGACGTCATGACGCTGAACGCTTCGACCACGGCGCATGGACTCATGCAGAAGTATCCGGGAGGGACTGCAAACTTCCTCCGCGAAGATGGGACATTCGCGTCACCGGGTGCGAGCTCGTTCTCGGCTACTAAAGTGAGTGTGACCCTGCCATTTCCAGCGAAACATTCGCATGAGGTGACGGTAACAGATGCGTCCGTTACTGCACTCTCCGACATCGTCTTATCGTTGGCTGGCGTTGCAGAGACAGCGGAGAATTCATCGGACACTATTGACGTGTTAGGTCTGATGGCATTCGCGGCGGCGGGATCATTCAAGCTACAGGCGAGCTTCATGACCCCTATAGCTGGGACGCTCTCAATCAACTACGCGCTAGGCTGATATGGCAATCCTCTACGATACAGACGGCACGGCGGTCAAGGTTCTTTATCCAGCGGACCTGTGCGTGACCTTCACGGCTGCAGCGAACACAGGCGGCACCATTACGCTCCCCGCTGTCGCGTCGAAGTTTCATTACATCACTTGCATCTATTTAGCGCGAACCGCTACCGCGGCTCTAGCGGGAACGGCGACGCTTGTTGTTACGAGTACAAATCTCCCGGGCTCTCTCGCATGGAGTTTTGGTAACGCAATGGCTGCGGGTGGGTCGGTAAACGATCTCGCCCTAGAGTTCGGGGGAAACCCGATCAAGTCCTCCGCTGCGAATATCGCAACGACAATCGTATTACCCGCACCCGGTCTGGCTGTGCTGTGGCGGGCGAATGTTCACTACTACACCGCAGCATGATTGGTGATCTCAGGAAGCACCCCGAGTTTCGCAAGGAACTCGAGGAGATAAGAAAGCAATGCAGGCCAGAACCGAAGCTATACCACCCTAAGACGCAGACGGCGGTGGATGAATGGAAATACGAGTCTGGCTTTATCGCTGGGTTCGACCTGTTGTATTCGATCCTAACCGGAGAGACAAATGGCTGAAGAAGTCGTAACGCAGGAGCCTAGCGCACCGCAGGCCCCTAGCACTGAAGTACCCTCACAGGAGAGTCAATCTCTTGATGACGTATTCAAGTCATACAACGTCGAACATCAACCTGCTCAAACGCAGCAGTATGTGCCGCAGCAATATCAGCAGCCGCAACCTCAGCAACAGCAGAGGCCGCAAGCTGAGGCACCGCACATACCAGACCCTGCGTTAGACCCGGATGGCTTTAGACGGTATGAGGCAGGCCGCGCAGCGGATTCCCAGGTTTTGAGACAAGCCCTTCAGCATGTTGCAGGCGTAGTCGGGAAGATGGAATCCGACACCCTGAAAAAGCGCGAAGAGGCAGATATTGCGAAGGCCGTTGGATTTCTGAAAGAGAAGGCCCCCGGTGTGGACGAGGAGATGCTCGAGGTTTATCTCGGCCACCAAGCCCGAAAAGACCCCCGACTGTTACAGGTGTGGAATAACCGCGACAAGAACCCGAAAGCATGGGATGCCGCGCTGAAAGCCATCGGTAATCAGGCGGCAGGAAAGTTCGATGTTCGCACCGATCCCCAACTCGTAGAAAACCAGCGAGCCATGAAGACTGCTCAACAATCTATGGCTACCGCGCAACCTCAACCATCCAAAGAAGAAGCAATGGGCAAGATGCAAGGCCAAGACTTCGACCGAGAGTGGGAGCGGATTAAATCGGGAGGCTAGCCCTCCCCCGCTGAGTAACAAGCCCTTCGGGGCTTTTTTTACGTCGGTAGCCGGCATTCAAAGGAAATCCAATGCCCGCTATTGTTACCACCTTAACCAGTAATCTAACCGCCCCAGTCAACTTCGTGTTGATGAAGGGCTTGCTCAGAGCAGCGAGCAAAAAGCTTCCCTACTTCAACGGCACCAAAGCTGGAACGTTGGAAAAGGGCCAGGGTTCGATGTCAGTCAAATGGCGTCGAATCGAAAACCTCGCAACCGCTACCACGACGCTCGGTGAAGTAACCGGCACTGCCGCAGCCTTCATGGGCAGGAACTCGGTCCAGCCTGTAATCACTGACATCACGGTAGCAATCGCCAAGAAGGGCAACTTCATCCTCGTTACCGAGGAAGTTGACTTCTTCAACGTGAATTCCAAAGCGGCGGATTTGACCGACACGCTGGGAGCGAACGCTGGAGAATCGCTCAACGTCCTCATGCGGGATGAGTTTTCCCAAGCTACCCAGATTCGTCGGTCGGCTGCTCAGACCACGGATTCTTCGGTGGGCGCGTCGATTTCGCTGAACGACATCAGGGCAGCGGTTAATACCCTTAACCGGCAATCCGCCTCGAAGTTCACGGCGATGGGCACGGGGTCGCAGAACTACAACTCGCAACCGATTCGAGAAGCCTATAAAGGCATCGCGCACGTTGACGTTGAGGAAGACATCCGCCTTCTCACTGGCTTTATCGGTGTAGAGCAGTACGCGGGTTACACCGAAACCGATACGTTCGAGTTCGGCTCGTTGGGTGGGGTTCGTTGGAGCTCGTCGGAGATTGCACCGGTAGCATCGGATGCGTCTACGCTGTTTTCTACGGCGGGGCTGCGTGGTACCTCCTTGCTGCTGCATGACGTGTATTCCACGTTCGTGTACGGCAAGGACGCCATCGGCACCGTGGGCCTTGGAAACATGCACGCGACCAACAACACGGAGATGTATGGAAGCAAGAAACCGCCGGCGGTAGAGATTATCTATCACCGTCCGGGTTCAAGCGGCATCTTCGACCCGTTCAACGAAATGGGGTCAGTCGGTTGGAAGGCTTGGTTTGCAGGGAAGATCCTGAACAACGCCTGGCTGGTGAATATCAAGACCGGAGCATCTTCGCTGTCGTAGTCCCCTTTGGGGTCGGTCCTTCGGGGCTGGCCCCTTTTTTGGAGATTCAAATGGCTCAGTATCGTAAGAAAGAAGAAACAGAAGTTCCAGACAGAAAGCTGGGGCAGGACGCTCTCGTTACGGTGGAAGTAAGAACGAAAGACGGATCGACTACACGCACGTTCCGCGTTCAAGGGTTCGTGGGTAATACGCTGCAATCGCAACGCAGCGGTAAGGGCCTGGATGAGATTCTGATGGCTGGCCTGAAACACGGCTTCGGCGGACAGGTGACGGCAGAGTGACACTGCTCGAGGCCGTCAACCGGATATTCCGCACCAACGGGATTATCAAGGGTGACGACGACGCCATCACGACTTTTTCAGACGTTGCCCACAATGCCGCTACGCAACTGGCGATCATTGCGGCGCAGGACGAGTTAAACGATCTTGTCTCGGATAACGTCATCCCCTACGAGGTTACGCAGGGCACCATAACCACGACCGCCAGTACTCGGACGTATGCCCTTGCTTCGGACTTCGTGCGGTTCTACGGGCACTCCAGGCTCTACCGTGCTGCTGCTAACCGTCCTCTTTACGAATGGCCGGGAGGTAGGGAATCGCTCATGCACACCTTCTGGACGTACGAGACGGAACAGGGGGAGCCAAACTGGTGGTATCTCGAGCCGACTACTACAAAGCGGATCGGCTTATACCAAGTCCCGAATGCGGCCTATATCTACACCTACGACTACGAAAAGAGCGTGGCTGTATCAGTCGCTTCAGATGTTCTGCCGTTTCACAGTGACCCTGAAGCACAGGCATTTACTCAAGCGGCGGGGAGACGGTTTAAGGCGCTGTTCGAGGAAAACTCCGATCCAGCCTCATTCATCCTGAAAGACCCGACCTACACCACGGCGAGAACTAGGCTGATGGGGCTGATGAAGGGTCGGAACCCGTATACGAGGTATGGGGCGTTGTACCGATGATTCTGGAATTCGGTGGTGGGTTAAACGAGAACCCGGTACCAGACATTCAGGAATGTCTCGACGGGTTTAACTTCGACCTTCAGAAAAGCCAAACGAAGCTACGTCCTCGAAGGGTATTTGACCTAAAAGGCACGGCTCCAAATGCCGGTGCTATTAGCGGTCTAGCTCAACTGATTAAGCGCGACGGCACCGAAACGACATTGGTGCAGGCCGGGACTTCGGTTTACACATGGAACGGTTCGACCACGTTCACCTCTTTCGCTACGGTAGCGACCACAACTCAACTCAGGGACACCTATTGGTCTTTGGGTGATTACCTTGTTCTAACTGACCTACAGAAGCTCACGACCGTAAAGAAGTGGACCGGGACCGTGTTTAGCACCCTGACGACTGGTTTAGGTGCGGTCAATCTCTACGCAAAATACGGCGTGGTTCACCTGGGACGAATGTGGTTGTTTAACGTAACGGCCACAACCGATACGCCGCATTTGATGGTGGGGTCTGCGTTCGAGAATCCCGAAAGCTACACGACCACGATAAGAGCATCGGTAGACAGCTTCGTTACGGGTCGGGAAGCGTTCTACATGCTGACGCCAGACCTGAAACCCATTAACGGCGTTCAGCTATTCCACGATCAGTTAATCATTTCGACTGAGAGTGGGAGGTTGTTCAAGCTAGTCGGTTCGTCAGCTCGAGATTTTACGTGGGAGGATTTCTACGTCGGTTCATCGGCGGTGGGTACTGAGTCGATGGTGAACGTAGGTAACGATGTGATCTACATGCGAAAGGGGGGCAACATTGAATCCCTTGTTGCTACAGATCAGTTCGGGGA